GATGTCTTTAATTTCTTTGTCCGGAATGTTCATTGTTTTACTTTCTTCGCACGATTCTCCATCACTCGCGCAATCACCTTCTCGCGATTTCGCTGATACCAGTCCGCCTTCCGCATAGCCTCGGCCTCTTTGAATTTGTCGTCGGTCGCATACTTCGTCTTGTATTGCCGAGCCATGAATTTTTTCTGCGTTTTTTTATTCGCGTAAGGCATAGGTCAAATCCTCCACCACGCCTTCTCGTCTGCTCTGGCAGCGGGAACAGCGTAGACTCGTTGCACCATCGCGGAGTTAGAATGCCCCATCTGGAATGCCGTCAAATTCGCGCTCTTGCACCTCGCCAAATGATAGGTCGCGAACGAATGCCGGAGCGAATTCTCCGGAAACCCATCCCAGCCGAGCTTCGCCGCCAACCGCTTTCGCTCCTCGTAATGCGCCCGCGCACTCCCCGGCACGATCCGGCCTTTCTTGCCGGTAAAGAATTTTTTCCTCTTCGTCATCGGCTCCGTGAAATCCACGATCCGGTCCATCATGCCGTGATGCTGTTTAGAGACCTCCGGCCTAACCCAAATCTGCCCAGCCTTCACATCGATGTCCTCCCAGTTCATCCGCTGCACCTCAATCGAGCGCAGCCCCGCGAACCCGCCCAGCAAGATCGACGCCCGCATCGAGTCGCTCATCTCCGCATCGAGAAGCGCCCGCATCTCATCGGCGTTGAGTATGCCCTTCCGAGACCTCGCCCTCGGACAATCCACCGCCCGGAACGGCGACCGATCCAGCAGGTCCATCTTCACGCACCAATTAAAGAAAAGCCGGACATAACGATAGACCGTGGCCCGCTGCGTGTCCGAACCCGGAATCTTCGCGAACCACTGGACCAGCATTATTGGCGACACCGCTTTCAGTTGGCACTGGAAATCCCTCGCCAGCCACTTGCCCACCTTCTCCACCTTCTCTCGATGTGACTTCGACCTGTCTTGAAAAAGTGCCACAAACATTGCCACAACCCGCTCCATCGTCGGGCCGTCCTCCCCCTCCAAAGCATCCGTCCCGCCCTTCTGGAGCTTCGCCAACAACCTCGGCCCCTCGCTCCAAGCCATCGCTTCAGTCTCATAAAAATACCGCAGCCTGCGACCGGCCACCGATTTTGGTATGGTCAGCACCCAAGGCGAAGTCCTCCGCGACCGATCTTCTGTAACTCGATAAGACATAACTGGACAAACCTTGTGGCAGTTGTGGCATTTCCGCAACCTTTATTTGTCCAAACAAGGAAAAACGAGTCCCACAAAGGCCGGACACGAAAAACCCGCAGCGCCTTTGTTTATGGGCTTCTGCGGGTTGATATCGAAGGAACTACCGGCGGTCGGGATCGAACCGACACTCCTTGCGGAACGCGATTTTGAGTCGCGAAACACTCGTTGATTTCGAGTTATTTAAGATGTGCTTGTGGCATCTTGTGGCATTTTTTCGTAAGTATTTGATGGTTTTTTGCAACTCGTTGATCAACGACTTACGAACGCGATTCTCTTCTCCTACTGAAACGCGATTCTGTGAATAACTGGTCTTTTTTAACGCAATTATCGATTATAAAATTATCCAGATGTTACTGGGCGGATTCGGATGAAGTTCCGAGCGATGGTTTTTTGCCGTGCTTTTCTCCAAACTCCGTCTCCCGTTTCTGAGTCTCGCTCCCCTCGCCCGTTGGTGTTGCCCTCGATTGTGATGATCTGGTGGCCGGAATCAGACTCGACGATTCCGACATGGCTGAAATCGAAGACGACGATGTCGCCGGGTCTCGCGAGTTCGCGGTCGTGAAGGATGATGGAGGTCTTCGGGCGGTCTTTGGCCCAGCCGAGGAATCCGTATGCAAGCGCCGTTTTGGGTCGCCAGTCCTCCGGCGTGGAGGATTTGAGGTTGAGCCAGTCGCGGACGCCGGCGTGGTCGAGCCACTCGGCGATGCACCAGTCCACGAAGGCCGCGCACCATGGCCATGATGCTGGCTTGAGGTCGGTGGCCTTTTGGTAGTCGCGGATTTTTGCTCCGTTGTTGTTCCCGCCTTCCTCGCGGACTCCGATTTGTGAGGCGGCGATTTCGGCGAGGAGCTTGGTCATTTGTCTTTGAGGGCTTTTGCCTCGCCGAATTTCGACCAGGCGTGATTGAGATTCTGATCTCCGGGGAGTTCGGGGTTGGTGAGAGGAATGTATTTCACCGACACGCTGACTTGCAGGTTGCCGAGTTCGCCTCGCCGGTCACCGAATGGCGGAACCGGAACGCTGACGCAGGAGGTCAAGAATGCCAGCGCCACGAAGGCAACGACGATCAGTCCTGCGGCGATCCGGCGCGGCTTCATTTTTCTTTACGAAGTAGGTTGATCAAACCGACTGCCGACAACCCAACCGCCAAGATTCCCTCTTGAAGTTGGGGTTCCAGCTTCAAGCCCAGTGCGGTTAAAATTAAAATCGCGCCCCTCCAGCTACTTTGTTCCTGCGCCCGGTTTAAAATGTAGGTGATGAGGTTTTTCATGGTTAGATGGTATCAGTCAAAACACTATAGTCAAATCACTCTTCGGTTGTGGCGTTCTGGTAAAGGCCAACGACTGGTTTGACCATGTTGAGAAGGACGGCGGGCGCGGCCATTGGCGGGGCGACCGCTAATGTGCGAGCGATAGCGGCCCACTCTTTCAGCAGAGCATCGGGATCATCAAATGCCAAAATATCATCAGCGTTTTTCAAAGCCCTTAGGCCGGACTGCCCAACGCTAATCAACGGGTTCTGCGTTGGCGCAAACCAACCAGCCCCGGAAAGTTGAGAGAGGACTGAATCAAACATCGTTCCAAAAAACAAATACCCTTGCAATGGAGCAAGCGCGAGCGCCCTCACCCAACCGCCGAGTGTCCAGATATCTTCATCATCGTCGTCCGTGAATGCATCGCGGTAGGACGATGCTACTACATGTGAGAGTGCCGCCATGAGTTCCACGGCGATAATTCGGCGAACATGCGTCCATTTATCTCCACGCCCTGTGACGAGTCCACGAATCGCATCAGCCATAATCGAGGTCTTGAGTCTCGGATCGGACATAAAAAGAAAAAATGCTTTTGTGTAAATATTCCCGCTGTTCTCAACATTGCTTTTTTGCCCAAAGGAAACCGGCTGGGCAAATCGGTAAATGGCAGCAGCGGCTGCATCGAGCGCGGTTTCGCGAGCGAGAGGTTCCGGCATTCCAGCAGCAAGCGCCTCTTTCAAATTTGCGCGGTAAACAATCGCAGCCGAGAAACTGGTTGTCGCGGTATCCATCCAATTAATAAGAGACATGGATGTTTCGGCGATTTTTGCAGCCTTACCGGGTCGCCCGCCGTATTTTTCAAACAGAAACCTTGATTCCGCAGTTGCGCCACCGCGCAGGCGTGTTTGTAGCGCATCGCTTTCAAAAACTGTTTTGATGTCTTGGATCAGTTGATCTGGCGATTGCATCGCAGTCACAACTTGCTTCATGTCGAGCGCAAGCCCAAAGCGCACGGCGTTGTCCAACTGCATGGCCAAGGTTTTAAGATTGAAACCGAGTGATGCCACGGACTGCCCTCCTATGACAGAACCAAGTATTGCATTTGCCCATGCGGCTCCACGGGATTGGTTGCCTCCCCTTTGCTCCAGTTGGTCCGCCCATAGACCTGCAAGTTTCAAAACATTGTCGCCATGCTTTTTTTTGATTGCATCACGGACATCTTTATTATTGAGCAGCGAGCGAAACTCCCTCGCCAATTCGGCGAAATTGACCCAATGCGCTTGGGTCAGAATGTGCTGCTGCATGACGCTTAAAGCGTCTTCCGCTGCGATTTCAGATGAGTGGGACACACGCGACTTTGCAAAACTGGGAGTGCTTCCCTTGGATACAGGCACGCCATCAAGGCCAATATCCGGAACATCCTCAGAATGTTTAAAACGAGTCGGCGCGTAGTTTTTCACTTGCGGCATGTTCATGCCAAACATCCGTGAGTAGACCGGATTCACAATGCTTGCGCCCTTCCCGTAGAGTTCTTGTGCGTAGGCGATCATTGATTCAGAAACTGGATCGGAGGTCAGTTTGCGAAGGTCAATGATGCTATCGTCATTCCACCCTTCCCGACGCATCTTGTCTTGGACATCTGGTTGGTTCCACGAAAGGAGAAGCTGGATCGCTTTCCCACGGGTCATCGGCAAGCGGACTTCTTTTCCGGGGTAAACGACCTGCTTGAGCGTGATATTTTCTTTGCGAGTGTCTGCTGGCAATGCAGCAAGTTCATCAGAAAGGTTTTTGATATCGGCATCAGTCAAATCGCTACGATCAATTTCGCCACGCACGACTTTCTCTGCTTGCTCAATGGTGAATTCGGTATTCTTAACTTTTCTACCTTGAAGATATCGCACGGAGTTTGGAGCCTCGGTTTTAAGCATCTCCAAAGCCCTCCCTGCGCTGATGCCTGCATTTTTAGCTCCTTCGCGAAGCGCATTGAGAATTCCTTCGCGTTGGTCGATCTCGGCTTTTTGAGCAGCGACATCTGCTTTGCGGAGTCGAGTTGAGAAATCTGCGGCTACATCTGGCGGGAAAAGGGCTGTGACAAACTGCTCAAAACTGGCGTGATCAAGTAGCGCGTGGTTTGCCCAATCGGATACGCGATCCATGAATGTCTTGTTTTTAAAATCATCAGATCGGGTTGCCTCCCCTACCCACTCCACGGTCTTCTTGGCTCGTTCCCGGTTCTCGGCGATGCGGGCTTCCTCTTTGATGCGCCACGCTTCGCGCCCAAGTTTGAGTTGGTCTTTGAACCACTCGTAGGCTTGCGCGAGCGTTTCGGAGTTCCGGTTTTTAAGGTCGCCAAATTGGTTGAGAATTCCCCACTCCTCCACCATGTCGGCGGAGTTCTCGGATATAGCCATGGTTTGCTCCAGTTGGAGCATCCGTTCCGACACAGCATCCTCGTCCATCATGGTGGCGCGTTGAACCATATCGGCGAGTTTTTGCTTTTCTGGTCCCAGCGTGGATTTGCGGACATTGTTGTCACCGGCCTTCGGGCGGGATTGCTTGACGGCCTTGGCGATGGCCTCGGTGTATTCGCGCACTAGCACTTTTTCGAGTTCGGTGTCGATCTTCTTGATGCGGTCGCGGAAGAAGTCGGCGATGGCCTTGTCGGCCCGCTTGGTGGAGAGGTTCTCGGTTGCTGTGTAGCCTAGTGGCAGGGAAACCTGCTTGCCTGCCTGCCCGATGTTTTGGCCTTCGCGCATCCATGCCGAGATAATTGCGCCGTTCATGCCGGAGACCTCGGAGATCTTCACCCCGTCCTTGAAGACATCGTGCGGGGCGATCCCGGCGAGCTTGGTGTAGCCCCCTACCCTGCCGCGCACTTCGGGCGGGAGGACAGACATGATGCCGTCTAGTTCGCCGAGACCTTGAAGGATTTGTGTGCGGCGGATTTGGGAGTCGTCGCTGCCGGTGTCGGCCATCGCGGCGAGTTCGTCGGAATTCCAAGCCATGACCTTGGAGAATTTCTGCTTGGCCCGCTGGTAGACTTTGAGCCGCTCGTCCGGGCCTCGGTTCATGCCGCCGAGGGCGCGGTTTACCCGGTCGATCTCGGACTGGCTCGCGATGGAGTAGTTTTTTGGTTCAAACTTGACGGCTACGGAATCCAATGCTTTTTTTAACCTTGGGCCAAGGAGACGATCAGAAAGGCCATCTGACCGGGGATCATTCCCTGTTATGAGGACGCGGCCGCCCTCCTTCTTGGCTCTCTCAATTTTTTGAGCGATGGAGTTATCTCGCATTGCCATCCATCCAACAATTTGATGGGTGTCTTTAGTGTCCTCCATTTCAACCAAAACGGCTTGGTTTGATTTATCAAATCTTACAAAATGCCAATTATTAGGTCTTTTTGCTGGTTGATCCAGTATCAGCAAATCCGGTGAAGATATGGCTTCTTGTAAGATTTTTGCAGATTCCGAATCAGGAATCTCTCCGTGAGCGGATTTGTTTTTTCCCACCACAGAAACTTTTAAAACAACCGGCTTGTCAGATTTTCCAGTAGCCTCAAGGACGAGAGGAGAAAGCTGCCCAAGAACAAAGTCTTTGTCTGGTTTGGAAAAATAATCTTTTGACGGCGCTTCAATTTTCCCAATCGAATAGTTGATGTTCGCCGAGGTCGGGTCGAAGGTGCCACGGTTTCCGGTGGCCGATTTGACCTGCGTTTCGTTGAATGGAATCCATACTTGGTGCTGCACTCCGCCATTTTTCCCGCCGGTATCCTTGATGCCATCGTATCCGAGGGACGACAGAGTTTCTGTGACCCAATCGGGGATGCGCGTCCACGCATGGGTCGTTCCTTTCGCCATGTCCTCTTTCAGCGCGGCCATCCAATCGTTCCCGCTGATGGTGTTTTTATCCCATCCGTCGGGGTTTTTACCTGCGGATTGCTTGGCCCGCTTGCGCTTGCCTGCTTGTTCCAAGGCTGAGACGACATCGCCCGGGATGCTTGCTGTATCGAGCGGGTTTTTGATCGAAAGATAGACCGGGTAGACTGCCGAGCGGGCGGCGTTGGGATCGTCGAGCGTTGCCCCTTTAACGCCTGCCGCTTGCAGGACTTCCAAAAACTTTTCCTCTTGGTTGAAAAGAGAACCGCTGGAAAGCCACATCTCGACCAAGGCCCGGAGACCGTTCCCACGGGCTTGGCGCAATTCGTAGTCGATGCTGTCGCGGGGAATGATGCTCTGCGAATTTCCGACAATCGGGCCTTCGCCAGCATCCCAATCGGAATAGCCAATCGTATAGATGCGTTCGTTTACCGCAGCCCGCTCCTCGGGAGAAAGGTTCCACCATGCGCGGTCGATAGCAACCGGCGAGCGCATCCCTTTGCCCTTGTATTTAAACCACTCGGCGTAGTCCGATGGCATCTCCGCAGAGGTGTCTCGTTTGTTCGTGGAGTAAGACGAGGCAATGGCCGGGTCGTTTGTGAAAAAAGCCATCGGCCCGGAAGTGGCGCGGGATTTACGGAAACGGTCTCCTACGCGATCCGGCCTTTGCGTTCCGTGGTAAACCACCATCGGCTTGCCATCGGAATCGACCACCTTGGATGCCGTTGTTGGATCGACTTTCCAATCTCCGAACCATCCCTTGAATGGAACAGTATCAGTCAAAACTCGTTGACCAATCGAGTAATTGAAAAGCCCTTGAGTAAGTTCGCCGCCTGCCCGCTCGCGGGCGGTGTCCACACGCGCCTGCTGGTTGAGGCCAACCGAGTCGGCGAGGAAGGTCTCGTATTCAGCCGGGAGAGCGCCGTCCTTGAAGGCTCCGCGCAGGGCGACTGCTCGACGCAAGACCTCGGCCAAAGTCCGCATCATGTTTTTGATGTAACCAATGAACGAAGGCGGGAGCTTGGTTTCCTCGTCGGCGTTGATTTTGCCGTTCTCGTAGGCGGCTTGCACTTGAGCGAGCGATTCGACGATGTCGCCTTCCGAATCTCTGACAAGGTTCTGGAAGGTTCCCGGAAGGGCTTTTTCGGTAGCGTCGAGCCACCCGCGCAAGGTGTCGAGTGTGACGCTGCCGTTCTTGATCGCGACCTTGACGCCGATGTGGTGGATTTCCTCGCGCAGGTTTTCCGGGCGGGTGTTGGGATTGATTTTGATGAGCGGCTGAAAAACCATCTCCGCGACATCGTCCACGCTGGCTTTGCCGAGGATGTTGATCTGCTCATAAGGCGTGTCCTTCATCGGGGAATTCGCGATCCGGTTGTGGAGTTCTTGAATCTGCGAGGCGTTGCCTGCGGCTTGGAGTTGCTCCAGCTCTTGCTGGGCATTCATGCCTTCGGATTCCATGACGAGCGTGTTTTTGGAAGCCTGCGATGTCCATTGATTGGACAGGTCGCTGATCATTTGCCGGAGTTCTTCGGGTTCGTATAGCGCCTCAAACTGCCTGTTCAAAAGTTGCGCGTGTCCGTGCTGGGTGACGGCTTCCATAGCAGCCTGCTGGCTTTTGGTGCGGAGCATCTCGCTTCCGTCCGGCGCGGTGACGAGGTATTCGTCGGTGCCGTCCTGCCCGGCAACCAGGCTAATCCTTGGAGATTCGGGCGAGGGGTTCTGCGCTTCGTTGAAGACTTGGCGGGCGTAGGTCTTTCCGGCTTCGATGTCCTCGGAGGTTCGGCTTTCGAGGGCCGATTGGATGAGCGCATCCGCCTCCTCCGGGGAGGTGGCTTGCTTGATGCGGGCGATCTTCTTGTCGTTGATGCCGACAATTTTCATCTGCTGCTCGGTGACCCCGAGGTCAGCGGCGGTGGCGAATCCTCCGCCGACGAGGCCGAACATGACCGAGGCGGCGAGAGTTTCGGGAATCTGCTCCCCGTATTTCGCCATCTCGGCGGCAAAATCCTTGTCCGGCATATCCTCGCGGAGCGCGGCGGCGATGTTGTCGATGACAATCGTGCCGGTGTCCTGCGCGAGTTCTTGGCCGAACTGCTCGGCGACCGATGCTCCGACCTTGAGTGTGCGGCGGATGCCGTTGTTTTCAATGTTGCCGAGGAACCGGCCAAGCACCGGGAGCTTGCCGGACAGGGTGGCGAGTTGCACCCGGTCGAGCGCGGCCTGCCATGTGCCTTCGACAAGGGCGAGACCCTGCGCGGCTCGGATGTCCATGTCGGGATTCTCAAGGCGGATTCGGTCGTATTCGTTGGCTTGGTAGGCTGCGACACCGAGAAATGGGTTGATGGCGGTCGCGCCGAGGAATCCGATGCTTCCGGCGACCCCATAGGCTCCGCCCTCCACCGCGCCCATGACTGATCCTTTTTCCATCACCGGGCGGATCGGATCGACGCCGGTCTTGGCGACATTGCGGAGTTCGCGCACGACCTTGAAGGACTCGCGCACATTCTGGCCACTCTGGATGAGTGTCTCGGCCTCCGGCACGGTGGCCTGCCGCCACGCATCGGACTCGACTCCGGCGGGAGCGTTGCCGACTACAGCCTTGGTAAGATCGCCATCGGCGGGAACCCAGATTTGCGTTCCGTTGCGGATGGACTCCAGCCAGTTGTTCACGCCTGCCTCTTGCATTTGGAGCGTTCCCTGCGGAACGAAATCGAACCCACGGGTGAAGGCTTGCCCCATGTTAATGGCAAACTGCTCGATCCCGGCGCGGTCGATCTGACCGGCCTGCGCGGCGAGGGTCACATATTTGTAGATTTTCTGGCGGTCTTCGGGTGGAGCGCCGACGAAGTCGTTGGCGAGGCTTTGCATGTCCTCGTCGGTGGCGTTGCCTTGGGTGTAGGCCGTGAGCGTGGAAAGCGCCTTGGATGCTTTCCCACGCACGGATTCGATGTCGTTAAATACATCGTAGTAGAGTTTGTAGCCTTGGGAGAGGAAGGCGGCGTCATTCTTGCCGTCTACCAGTTCCGGATACTTCGCTTTCCACTGGTTGAATTCATTGGTAATCCCGTCAAAGAATGGACGATTGCTGTCGAGGTGCGCGTCAGAGAGTGCTTTTGCGGCGACCTGCATTTGGAGGTCGTTGATGGCCTCGGTTTTCTTTTTCTGAGTATTGTATTCGCCACGGATGAAATCGAAGAGTTGATTGTCATCGAGGTTTTTCTTCCCGTAGTTTGCCATCGCAAAGGCATCGCGCTCGACTTGGTAGGACATGGGGTCGATGGGCCTGCCGTTGTGATGCTCCAGCCATGCGCCAATGGCTGCGCTCTTTGCCGTTTGGTCGGGGTCGATGGATTCCTGCACGGCAGTGTTAGCCGCCTTCTCTTGCTCGAAATAGGCTTCGTCAGTGAAGAGTTTGGAAAAGTGTTCGTCGGTCTGTTGGCGTCTTTTTTCAGCAAGGCTATCGGCGTATTTTTCTAAAGCATTCGCCATTTTCAGACGGTCATCACCAGTAACCTTGTCTATTTCTGTGAGGTATAAATCTGCTGTTGCGTCGTCGATGAGATCAGTCATGGAAAGTTAGGCGTTGGTGGCTTTGCGGAATGAGACGACAGCCATGCCATCGTTCTTCTGTTTGCCGCCGGGGCTGTGGAAGTCGAAGCGTCCGGTGAGGGGCTTGCCAAATTTTTTGATAGCCTGCTCGTCCTGCATCGTGCGGTCGTCCCAGTTGCGGATCACGGTGGACCCATCGGCGAGCGTGAGTTCCACAGGGTCGCCCTTACCGATCCCGGCGGCTTTGAATTTGCGCTCGATGTCGGGCGAGATGGCGAGGGAATTTTCGTCGAGGGTGTTGTTCCACGCGCCGATGCGGTTGCGGGAATTGGAGTCGGAATACGGATCGCCAGGGAAGTTGTAGTGGGTCACCTTACCTTCGGCCTTGGTGGACTGAGCCTTTTCTCGCATTTTTTGTTCACGCTCAAGCGTTGGAGATGGAGGCGCGGCTGGGGCATCCACTCGATCCATCATGCGTGTTTGCCATCCAGAGCTTGGCAGAAACGAGGGCGGCGACTTCTGTTTGAACAACTCAAGGGCTTTACCTTTTAGCCTTGGCTCAATAAGTTGGTCGCGGTATTGGATGGCGTCAGCCTCGGTTTTGTCTTTGTTCTCCGGTTTAGCAAACCAATCGCGCAACCCATTTTGAATAGATAGCACATTTACCCAGTAGGCATTGTGTTTTGGCAGGTCGATGATCTTTTCTCCATAAAGGCCGGAGGATGTTTTTTCCGTTCCGGGATCGCCGAGGAGTCCCGATTTTCCAAGATTCCAGACTCCGTTAATTATGTCACCTTGCCATTTTTCGGTTGGTGATTTGAGCGTCCCATCGGCGTTGAATTTTTTGACCGATTGGGCAAGCCGGTCATTGAGAAGCGGGCGAAGCTGTTTGGGTGTATTGGCGGCGATTTCGTTCTGCAAGGTCGCGTATTCGCTGAGGTCATTGTCAGTCGCCGGGTCGTAGGTTGCCAACCGCGCATTCACTTCGGCGATTTTCTTGGCATCATATTTCACCTCATCGCTGATCAACCGCTCCAACCGTTTCTTGGACTCTGTGCCGGTGACTTTGTAAGACGCCAGTGCTGATTCAAGTTTGTCCTTGTCGGTGATGAGGATTTCGTTCCCGTTGGCATCGCGGATCGGGGTGTTGGAATCGATGGCTTGGGCGAGAATGTTGTAGTTGTTCGCCTCGCTGATCCGTCCTTGCTGATCGACTTGTGCCATCAACCGGCGGACTTTACTCATCGGCATCTGTCCGTATTCGCCATCAATGCGGGCATTGTCCTTTGCGTCCCCGGCGGTCTTGACATATTCGGTGAGGTGCTGCTTGGCGACCGTCCAGTCCGTCATCATATCAGCGGTGATCCGGTCAGTCTGCATGGCCTCGGTGGCACGGATTTCGTTGTCACGGATGTCGGCTCCAAATTTATCGAAGTCCTCTTGGGTAAAAACGCCTTTGTCCACCCCACCCTTGAAAGCGGAAAGAGAGGCTTCAAAATTGCCCTCGGCGGCGAGTCGGAGGGCGTTGGCCTTGATGTCGGTCTTGGCAAGTTCCAGTTGCTTAATGCGGGATTCCGCATTCATCGACGCCTCGGATTTTACTGACCAACTCTCGAAATACGGGTTGAATTTTGCAGCGGCGTTGTTGCTGAATTGAATTTCTGAAAGCGCCTTTTTGGTTTCCTCTTGGTTCCGCGCCAGAGATTCGCCCCACTTTTCCATTGGGAGAGTTGCTTGGTCGGCTTTCTGTTTTTGTGAGGCGACCGCGAGAATCGTCTCCCCACGCTGGATATCTGCGTAATCCTTTGCTTCTGCAAATTTTTGACCCCACTGAAAAGCGACATTTCCAATACCTTGTATGGAGTCGCCAAATTTTGCAGCGGCTTTGGCTTCTTGAGAAAAGGCATCGAGTTCCAGCGTTTGGTCGAGCATCGACTTGGCTCCACGGGTTACGATGGAGGAATCCACCATGGCGGCTCCGGTGAGCTTCGCGGCTTGTGGGTCCACCGCAAAGCGCGGCACGGATGGCGCGGAGATGCCCACATTGCTGGGGCCGAGGGCTTGTGGGCCTGCGTTTGGGATATCAACGAGTCGGATGGCTGGCATGGTTAGGAAACGGCTTTGGCTCGCCTTACTTGGGCGTATGGGTTGTAGGCTCCTCCGGGTGATGTTGCTCCACTCGCTGCTTCTTTGGATTTCGAGCTTCCGTAGGCGGACATGCCGATCTGACCCATCTGGGCGACTCCAGCGGCTCCGGCGGCGTAGCCACCAAGTTGGGTGGCGCGGGAGGTCGCGTAGCCTGCTTGCTGCTCGATGGCGGCTTGGCGCATGGAGATGCGGTAGCCTGCGCCTGCGGCCTTTTCGGCAAACTGCGCGTCATTGAAGGACATGCGGGCGGAATCCAGATTCCGGCCTGCGGTGAAGAGGTCTTGGTTGAGGTTGAACCCGATGGCCGACTCGTTGATCTTGGCCTGGTCGCGCATCATGCCACCCTCCAGCGCGGTGATGCCTGCATTGAAATCGGTGACATCCGCCTCGTAGCGTTTTTTGTTGGATTCCAGATTGGCGAGGAGGCGCGTGTCGGCGACCTGCATCTCGTAGAGATTTGCGGTATCAGCCAAAACAGCAAGAGGAGAACCTTCGGTGGTGACTCCACCCTTGGCGAACTGGCTGCGCTGGAGACCGAGGATGCGGTTCTTCTCGGCGCGGATGCGGTCGGCCTGCTCCTTGGCTTGGCGGTCTTGCCCGTCCGCCTGCTGGCGCATCTGTTCAGCGGCGTTGCTCTGCATCTGAGCCTGCATGTCGCTGAACTGCGATTGCTGGCGAAGTTGCTCGTTTTGGAAGGTGGAAATCTGTGACTGGAAAGCGGCTTGCGATTGCTGTGACTGGGCATTGAAGATTGCAAGCTGGGCGTTGTATTGCTCGCTCTGCGCGGCTCGCTCTGCGGCCATGCGTTGCCATGCGGCATTTTGTTCGTTGACTTGGCGGTTGTAGTCCGCAATGGCAGCTTGGGACTTCGCCTGCTGGTCGGCAGAATACATCGCGATGCCAGTCGAGGCGGCTGTGGCGAGGACGGATGCAGTCGTAAGGGCGATGGTGGTTGCGGATGCCATGTCAGTTCAAGGTTTGCACAAGGTGGATCATTTCCGTGTCTGTGCGTTGAAAACCGGTCTTCTCATAAACCCGCGCCAGCGACTCCTGTTTGCATGTGGTCAACATGACAGAGTATCCAAAGGATTTGGCCTGCCCTTTGAGGAATTCGACGATGGCCTTGATCGACCTGTAGACGGATTTGGGCTTGGCCTCCGGGTTGGCAACGACCCACTCCATCATTGAGACGCCGATGCTGTTGTCCATGTAAAGCCACCCGGCGGCAACGGGACTGCCGTCCAAGTTAGCTACGATTCCCAGCTTCGGAAGCACGGCCAGCGGCACGGCATTCCACCCGTGGCTTACCCACCATTCTTTGACAATGGGGTAATCCGTTTCTGGATCGAACATTTTGAGAGCTGGAAAAATCTCACTCATTTCCGAAAGTATCCCACACAGGTTGAAGGGCGATGACGGCCATTGGATAAGGTGCAGTTTGCCTCAAGGTGACATCTGCGTCGATTCCAAACGCACCGGCGAGAATCATTTTCTGGTCGCCGGTGGAGAGCGTGTCGGCGAGGGCATACCAATCGCCGTTGTTGGTGCGGACCTCCCCTCCCCGGCTCTTGTAGAGGCGGGCGATGATTTTGTGGATGCGCTTCTTGCGGCCTTGGGAGGAACCGTCTTCAAGGTCCATATCGAGCTTCATGGGTGTGAGCGTCGAGGTGTAGGGCAGGCCGACATAGCCTGCGGCTGCGGCAGGAACGGTGATTGCTCCGCTGGCGACCGTGCGGGTGATGGGAGCTTGCCCCTCCTGCATGACGGTGACCGTCTTGCCATTGAAGCGGTCGAGGCCGGAGATTGAGCGGCCTGCTGCGCCGGAGGCAAAGGCGGACCATCCATCGAGGTAACGCCATGAGTTGGCGGTCTGGTCATCGAGGTATTTGCGCCAGAGGAGCGGGAACCGCTCGATGGTGCGGTAGTCCTGCCCGGAGACGGTGCGCTTGACGACCATCCAGACTTCGTCCTCCGTGCCGTTACCGTAGATGGTCGCCACGGACTCAACCTCGGCATTGTCGGCGATGGTGTGGCGATGCCAGCCGACAACCTTCTGGTCGCGCTCATAGGTCATGCCAATGAGCGTGCCATCGCCGCGTACGCACCACAACACGGCATCGGGTTGCTGCTGGTATGCAAGCTCCATGATCTCTCCGTTGGTGATGTGTTCGGCAAGAAGGGTCAAATCCGGCGCGACCCATCCGTCCTTGTTGAGTTCGTAGACGAGTTCACGGAGTTTGCGCCCGTTGCGCTGAACAAAAAGCAGGACATCGTTGACGATGACGGCGCGAAGGTATTTCCCGCCGTAGGCTGATTGCCGCTTGGCCTCAAGGTTGGTTGCCGAAAGGGTGGACGCAGAATCGGCTGCGCTGACGGTCCACTCGTCGCCGCTTGTTCCAACGAGAAGCGAATTTTGTTGAGAATATAGCCAGTTGATTCGATTGCCCTCGGACGCCGCCAAGGTGATCTTCACTGAGTCGCTTGCATTTGCGCCAATCTTGAAGTTCTCGAAATTATCGATTTCGCTTCCCCATAGGGTGACCGGCTCGCGAGATGTGCCAGACCAAAAGATGCGTTGTTCGTGGAGCGCGACCGTGCGCGGATAGTTCCCAGAGAAAAAAGCCGGGAGCGACCAGAGTTTTGTATTGGCCTGCAAGTGATGCCTATTTGTGCCAAGATATGAATCCACGCGAATGAGTGCCGACGAACCGCTGTAGACCTGTAGAATGGTGGCGAATCCACCAGATTCGGATTTGCGTGGTTGGATGCGTGCGACTGGTATTGCTGGGGTATTCGTGCTGGCACTCCAGTTGATGACCCGAATCATAATCGATGCCTGCCTTGTCTGAGTTCCAGCATAGATGATGTTGGCATCTCCAGCTAAGTTCGTGTCGCGGGTGAACTCGGCCACCACCTCAGCTTTGGTCAGATTGACTGGGGAAATGCCGATGGTTCCCGTGTTGGTGGCGTCGGGTGTTGTGTAGGTGTAGGTATGCGTGCCTGTCACCGCGATGTTGGCTTCGCGTGTGTAGTATGGCGTGGCAGTGATTCCCGGATCAGACCCAACGCTGATGGCATCACCATCACTCCACCCGTGGTTAGGATGGTAGACCGAGACCGTGCTTCCGCTGCGCGTGGCCGTGGCTACCACAACGCCCGTTTTAGACCTGTCTATTCGCAGGATTTGAATTGTTGCATTCCATTTTCCGCTTGTGATCAAGTCCCACTCGCCTTCGATTTCACTCAATCTGCTTGAGGTGTCTTGGGTTATATCGACAGATATCTCTGCACTTTGTCCGATGACCGAAACTCCGCTTGATCCGAAGCCAGTGTAGGAGGTAGGCCATTTGAGTTCCATTTTTTGGCCTACCAAAACCGAGCTGAATGTGTTGGCGGGGGCGCTGATGACATGGCGACCCATGCGGTTAAGTGGGAGAGGTAGCGAACTGAACTTAAGATCATTTGCATCAGTCCCGAACCTTGTCCCTGCTTTATGAGCGACAAGCGTTTTGTAGCGAAATAGCCCGCTTGCGGCTTGGGCCGTCCAGTTTGTCGCTACAAACGATGCCGGGGAGGTGTGGCTTGTTGTGGCTTTGTAGGCCACAGAAGCATTTTCGACGATGTCTCCTACGACATAAGACGTATTTTGGGTCCATGCTGGAGGTTGAACATATTCGCCTGCTGCGTATGTCGTCCCGGCAACCCACCGAGGAATCGCTGATGACCCTTGCGTCACATTGATCACCCCATCGGTGTCGTTGCGGTCTTGGAGAGGAGGGTAGTCCCAATCAATGATCTCAAAGGTCCAGTTGTTATCGGCAAGTCGCGAGAGCTTGTAGGGCGGGTAGCTCGCGTGCGCGAAGTACATGATGTCGTTGATCTGGGAAAACTGGATCTCGCGCAGGTGCATGCCCGTGTAGGGGGTGGGAACCTCAAGGATCGTCTGGGCCACCCATCGGCCTGCGGCGAGATCGCTCGCAAATGCGTCGGAGGTGTGGGCGCTTGTGCAGTAGTAGGTCGTGCCACTGCTCGTTACATAGTTGCCGATCAAGTAAATGCTGCCAGTCTCCCATGCGGCAGGTGGGGCCACGGTTACAGGCACACCGGTTACCCCGCTCCAGAAACGCATGTATCCCACACCCATTTCGATGATGAAGCGGGTGGTAGTCGAGAAGTTGAACCCGATGAGGCGGACTTCGCCGAGGTTGGGGTTTTTTGTCGTGCCGCGAAACTCCGTGCCGGGTCGGCGGATGACGCCGCCGTAGGGCAGGATTTGGAAGTTCTCCAGCGTGCGGCAGGCGCTGCGGTATTTCTCCAAGCTCGTCCGGGCGTCGATGAAGGGCGAGACTTCACCGGCATTGAATGAGGGATAGAAATCGAACTTCGGCATCTTATTTTGACTCCAACTTGCGCTCGACTCGCTCGATCACCGCTTTGGCGCTGGCGATGACGGCAAGCATTTCTTGGTTGGCGGTCTTGAGGTGCGCGACAAACTCAGCGGTCTGGCCATCCATGCGGTCTTGCAGGGTGTCCAAGCGAGCCGTGAAATATCGGAACAGAATCCCGATAGCCGATATCCCGATGATGAGGAGTGCGACGAATAGCCAGCGGTCGGATTGACCGGCGGCGAAGTTTGTCGCGTCGATGAGGTTTTGTTCCATGGTATTATAAGAATTCAGCGGTGATGATTGGCGCACTGCGCCCGCGTAGGCGTTCGGCAGCGGCGGCGATGCCCGTTGGGTCGGCCCAATAGGCGCGGGTGCGCCACGATCCTTCGTAGTCGTAGGTGTAGAGTGTGTTGCTGCCCGGCGGATAGAGGTAGGCTGTGATTGCATGGCCGACTGGCCGACCATCGCGGGTGTAGCTGTAGCGCACGACACGGGCTTGGATGCCTTGGCGGTTTAGACCCTGTGTCATGGCGACCGCTGTCGGCAGGCAGGCATTGCGCTCGCGGGCCATCCATTGCTCTACATTGCGCGGAGTCGAGGTGCAGGCGTTTAGGCAGACAGCGAGGAGCACCACGAAATGCTTGCTCAGGTCGCTCATGGATTCTCTTCTTCCTCCCCCGAAATGATCACTCTGGAAAGCGTAGGCGAGCATTCTTCTAATCGAGATTCATCGCCCTCCAATTCTTGCATTTCATGCGTCTCGCGGGTCAGCTCGTAGCCGTGGAAAACTTTTCTAAAATATCGGTATATTTTATTCATATATTTAAAATGCTTTGATGAGAACATATCCCGCCGCGACGCTTGTCCCTGCGGTGGAGACAATAGCGCGCAGGAATTGCGAATTCATGCCGGCTACCGTGAGCTGAACCGTGCTGGAAGCAACTGCCGTGAGAGTGCCGCCTATGGCATACCAAGTCGCGCCATTGTCATCAGAGCCTTGGAGTTGCAATATCGGAGCGCCTGTCGCCGCGCCAATGTTGACGACAAGTTGAGCGTTTGAGCAATTTTGTGTATTAAGATTTGGCGTTGCGCTGTTTAGCGTTGTCAATACAATGCTGCGGTCAATCAGTTGGCGGGTTGAATCAACGGAATCCGAGCATGACAAACGATTGACGACGCGGGTGAAAGAAGGCGTAGTGCCGCCGATTGTCTGCACATAGCGCACGCGATTTCCGTTAAGCCGCAATTTCGGGCTTCGATAAATGCCAGTCGTCGTGATGCGGGGGAATGAATAGACGGTATACCAGTTTGTGCCGGTGTCATCACTCTCTTGGATATCGACATCCATCGTCGGTGATGTGCCAGACACCACCGTCACAGGTATACTGACCACATAGCTACAGCCAAAGGCAGGAGTGATCGCCGCAGTCGTTGTTGTGGTTGTAATCGCTGAAGACGCCACATCTGCGGCGCTCCCCGGTATGCCAATGTTTGCGGCATTAACACTGTTTACAGTTGCGCCCGTTACACTCGCCGTTACCGGGAACGAGTTTGCAGAGCCAACGGAGCGCGCTCCTTGCAAGTAGACCGGAGTGCTCGGGAAAGACTCCAGCGAGACCGAGCCCAGTGTCCATGTTGTCGAGGACCCCGGAGCGGTGCTCCCGTTGAAGTTCCACATAAACACATACAACTCAGTGCTTGCATCGGGAATGTTTTCGTACCGACTCCCTCTGGTTACTACGTTTGGGTTTAGCGAGGTTGCGCGAAGTGTATCGCTCCAGAAAATTTCGCGTCCTGTGCACTCGGTTTGAACTAGCGTGCCCGGCGACACAGTTGAATTGAATGCCACGGAACTGTCGCCCGTCGCCCACCCATTGCGCTGCGCGTCTATACTCATGGCGGTCGCCACCGTCCCTGTCACCAAAGTGCGGATATAATTTCGCCCAAAGAGCGTGCAAGTTCCAGACCCCGAAGCTGGGAATCCCGCCACCGTAAATGTGATGGAAACCCCAGCGACCACCGAGGCGATTGCATACCTACCCGGCACAGCCGCCGCCCCAGTAATTCCGCCGAATTGCACAAACTGGCCAACATTTGTCGCGTTAAAAGTATGCCCTGGAATAGCGACCGTTACAGAAGTCGCCGAGTTGATTGTGTAGGATAACCCCTCGCCGATCAGGTCGGCCAGCATCACTGCGAGGTTGTTGTTTGCGATACGCTGAGAGGCCGATATCGAAAACCGCATACGCATCGAGCCGCGATAGGATTTCACAGACCGCGCCAAAAACTCCGAATTGGCGGTTGTGCCTGTCAAAATGTTCAAGCTACCCGCAGCTTGGTTGTAAGAAACGCTGCCAGAAACGATTGGCGCGTTAAAAAACGAATCCAGCACACTCGCGCCAACGGCGCTAAACCCAGCCCCATCCACCATCTGCCCGACTTGTCGAACGGGCGTAGCAGCTAAATTTTGGATCGCTGTATCCTCAATAGGTGCGCCAGCTTGATCCTCGTAAATCACTTGCAGCACATCACCTGCGCTGTGTCCAGTTGTGTTGGCAAAAAGCGTCACCGTAGTGCCAGCCACCGCCGTGTAGCGCAAGCCCGCATCGCCCGTCGCGTAGATCGTGACGCCGCGAGTCTGGTTAATAATGGCAACGAGGTATTTTATATTGAAGCCAGAGATTCCGCTCAGATCGACCGTCCCAACGCCCGAGGCTCCAGGCGTGAATGTGTAAGTTGGTGCAAGGAATGATTTCATATTTTTCTAACCAAAAATCAGCGCATTTACGATTGTTTGTGAAGCCGATGGCTTACCATCGAGAGCGGCCTGCGTGGCCGTCGAGATTGGCTTGGCCTCATCGCTGGTGTTGTCCACATTGCCAAGGCCAAGATTGGTTCGTGCCGCTGCCGCCGTAGCCGCACCCGTGCCGCCGCCCGCTATACTGCGGACACCGTTGGTTTCGACTGTTATTGCGTTAAATTTTCTGTCCATGATTTATGTCGTTGAAATAACGGTGATCCAGCTTGGGAGTTGTGTGCCCTCCGGCAGCATCGCGCTCCATGTCCACTCGGTCGGGTTTTCGAGGTCGTTCGGCGTTGGCACAAGCGTGACGCCCCATTCCATCGGGCGTGTGCCGCTTCCTGTGGTCGTGTCCCAACAAAACCACGGAAGGCTATTGTTTTGAAGCGCGGTAGCGCGGTAGCGTGGCATGGGAGTTCTCATGGTAGTCCGAGTCCTTGGCCGAGAGTGTTTTTTGCAAGAGTGTAAATGTCCTGCATTTTTTGCGCGGTCATTCCAATGTTGGGCTGGAATGCCATTAGATAGCTAACCCGAGAAGTTGCGGAGGTCGTGGAATTATTTCGGCCTATTGTGGAGAGCGTATAATTTCCATTCGCAGGGGTAAATGCTATCTGCGGCGATGTAACAATGTTGACCCCATTTGTTTGCAATGTTAGCGTGTCAGCGTTCCACCCATATCCTACGTTTCCTGATGTCGGGACATTTGCAAAATGGAAATACCGATTCCCATTGTAGTTTTTAGATTCCGGCATCCACGTTGTGCCTCCTCCTACGTTGGTTGTGATTATATTCTGCAAAGTGCTAATCCCTATTTGCCCCAATAAAAGAAAATCTCCTTCAAGGCTTGTAACGCTGACCCCGAGCGCACTCCAAACTGCATGCACGGAAAAACCACGTTTTGTAAAATCTACGGAAAATTGAGGACTGTATTGAATACTTTGCGTATTTCCTCCAAAACTCACTCCATCCGCCCCCCAAGTCGGCCCATTGATGAGCGTGCCGTTGTATGTCCCCAGCCCACCGAGCGAGTAAGCGGTCGAGCCTGTGCCTGCGTTCTGCGAGCTGCGGAGAGGCCAGCACACCATGTCATTCCAAAGGCCGAGTTGTTTCACGCCAAGCACAAAGGCGTGTAATTGGAGCTTGGCTGTATTGTCCGTAACGGATGCTGTGGTGAAAAAAGAGCTGGCGTCTGGATCGTATATCCCATCCGCATCGAAGACATTATAGTCCGCATCCAAGCAAGACCTCATTTTGCCTGGGATATATATTGTAGGAAACGAGCCAGTCGTGAGCCTGCAATTTGCAAAAATCCCGCTGGCCACGCCTACGCCGCCGAAGCTATCGACTCCCCCGGAGCAGTCTGTAAATGTCCCGCTTGCGGTGCTAATTAGAGCGCCGCCGCCGAAGCTGGAAGCGCCCCCGGCGCAGTTCTCAAAAACCTGCAAGGGTTTGTCGCCTGTGATTTTGAACGACTGAGCGCCCACAGAAAGGCCGCTCACGCGCACATCGTTGGCGCTGACATTTAAGGTGTTGCCAGCGATGAGCACAGCAGGATTTCGCGTCTGCGCCCCCAGCCCGATCACATCGACAAACTCGGCGTCAATCGCCAGCTCGGCGGTAAGTGTGTAGCGACCGGGGAAAATGATAAGGTGGGCGCGGTTTGTGGCAGATTTTGCCGCACCGTTGGGAGTCAGGGCTTTTGCTGCGGTATATTTAGCTGCAAGGTCGTCGCCGGGTTTGGCGATGATGTAGCTGCTTTCGGAAAGCGGCAAGCCGCCTGCCACCCCTTGCGGTCCTTGCGGTCCCTGCGGTCCCTGCGGTCCCTGCGGTCCCTGCGGTCCTGCCGGTCCTGCCGGGCCAGTCTGGCCTTGTTCACCGGTGTCGCCCTTCACTCCCTGCGGGATCGTAAACTGCAAAACGGCTGCGGCGGATGTCCCAGAATTTGCTACGGAAGCGATCGTCCCCGGCAATCCTGTGGTTGTGCTACCGACGGCCACGGTAGCGGCATCCCCCTTGTCGCCTTTAGGGATCACCAGATTGAGTGTTTGGCTTGGGGCGCTCCCGGTTATCGTGGCTTCCGCTGCCGAGCCTGCTGCGCCGGTTGATACCGAGCCAATGGAAAGACTATTTGCTGGACCGGTCGCACCAACATTGCCGCGAGGGATTGTGAAATTAAGAACAGCGGCTCCGCTGGTTCCGGTATTGGCAACCGATGCGTTGGTTCCGGGGTTGCCGGTCGTGGTCGTTCCGACTTGAACCGTTCCGGCTGGCCCCTGCGGTCCGGTATTGCCAGTGTTACCGCGAGGGATGGTGAATGAAAGAATCCGGTTCTCTGGAGTCCCTGTGGCGGCGACTGCTGCGTTTGTCCCTTCGGCGCCGGTCGTGGTCGTTCCGACTTGAACCGTTCCGGCTGGGCCTTGTGGCAGACCGAAATTGAGAACGGCGGTGTCGTTTGTGCCGGTATTGGTGACGGTGGGAGTAGCGCCAGTGGGGAGGTTGGAGACCGTTCCTACGGTGACGAGGAGCGAGGGGTAGCTGACGCCGCCTGCTGGTCCGCCCGCAGTGGCTTGCGAGCCATCAATGCCATCGCCGCCGTTGCGAGAGGAGACGAGTTTGGAGGACTGCCATGCAGGCTTGATGCGGCCCTTGCGCTCGGTGGAGTCCCGGCGCATGGCGGGGTTTTTGCCGAGGATTTCGGTTTCCTTGGCGAGGAGTGCGGCCTTGTTGGCATCGCCGGTCAGCGGGACGGCGAGCTTGGCGGCGAGGGAGACCGTGAGCAGGTCGATGAAGAGGGAATCGAAGAGGGTGACATCGGTGACCTTGCGGACATATTCCAGCGTAATCGCCGTGCCGAGCCAGATATCCCAGTCGGTCGTCCATCCAGATGTCACGCCTGGTTGCTTAGTCGTGCCGGCAACCACGCATCGGTAGACCGCGCCGTTGTTGGAAACCGCATTGCCGACTTCATAACCACGGTCCACGACCCATGCGGGAGATCCAGAGTCGGCATTGGTGAGAACAAAGTTGCCCGACACCTCCCACGACGAGTCGCCGGTTGAGTAGTCGTAGTCGTTGACCCGGAAGACGCGCAGACAGTCTGCGGGAATCGTGTAGCGGTAAGCCCACTTGTATTCTGGGCGCGGGAGCGTCTCAATGACCGTGGTGGACTTCATCGCCCATGTCCACGAACCAGCGAGGAGGAGCGCATCGCGCACCTGCGGGTAGAGTGACTTGGCAAGCAGCATCGCCTGCGAGGAGGGGCCGAACTGCTCGGCAGTGCCGACGCGCAAGATGGCTTGGCGGCACAGTTCGTCCTCAGTGAGGGTGGAGGATGGGCGGTCCTTGGCGGTTGCAAGGATGAGCGACTTGACCACCGGGCGCTGCATGTTGGCCGAGAAAACCTCGGCCATTTGAGAGAAAAGCTCTTTTGAGCCGGTGAGCGGCATCGCGAGGTTCGCGGCCAGCTTCGCGGAAAGGATTTCGACAAAGACCGCAGGGAACTTCGCGGCGGTGGTGACAGAGGCGATGTATTCGATCTGGGCGGGAGCGGCGAGATCGGTGTGGATGAATCCGTCTACGATCTCCCATTTGGAGAAATTCTCATCCTCATCGATTCCGTTGAGGCGGATGAGACGCAGGAAGTCGGAGGGAACGGCGAACCGGCGGGCGTAGCCAAAGGCCGGAGCCGTGGCATCGGCGGTGAGTGATGCAAGTTTGCGGCAGAACTGCCAATCGAACTCCGTCTGGAGTTCCTCTAAAGTCTGCGAGTAAAAAAGAGAACAATACTGAGCCTGTGCGGTCGCGTCCGTGAGCGCGGTGATACGGGCATCACCGAGTCGGGCGAGGGCGAGGTTGCAGATTTGGATGTCTGTCATTGAGGCGCGGTCAGATCACAGAATTGAAAAAGTGGGTGGCAGACATTTCCCGGTCTGCCAGCGGGGTGCGGGAATTAGGCTTCGTCGCAGGCGATCTCGACGACTTTCTTCTCTTCCATGCGGACAGCGGCGAGGCTGGCCACAGAGCGGATTTGAAGGGAGTGCGAGAGGTCCGTGCGGATGTCCATGTGGGTCTTGAGTCCGCGCTCGGCGAGGATGACTCCGGACTTCACATAGGCGTAGCAAGAGCGGACCGTGGAGGTGAGGCCAAGGAGCTGGGTGCGGCGGAATTTAAAGCCCATGAAGGTGTTCAAGTTTCCGTCCACCAGGGCGCGAACCGTGTTGTAGTCGGCGCTGGTCACTTCAACCGTGCGGAGCAGGTCTTGAAGCTGGCGAGCCGAAACAACTAGGATGCGCTCCTCCTCTTCGTCCACATCGGCTGCGTCGAGGATGAATTTGGCGCGGCGGAGTTTGGCGATGGTGAGGCCGGAGTTGGCGGCTGTTCCGCTTTCCACGAAGTTGACTGCGACCTTCTGGCCAGCAGGCAATGCGGTTGAGGTTGTGCCGGTCGCGCCGGTAAAAGCTGTGCCGCCGAGAGCGCCAATGATGATCGAGTCGCAAGTGCGGCCATAGGCTTGTGCATGGGACTGGATGATCGGGCTGGTCGGAAGGACGACCTCACCGAGGAATTGCTCGTCCCACTCGTCAACGAGTTTCGCGCAGTCGTATTGCTGCGGGCGAATCCAACGCTTGGCCATCACTTGATCGCTGATCCGGGTGTCGCGGGAGCGATCCGTGATCTGCGTCATCGAGGTTGTGTCGAGTTGGTTGTAGGACTTCTCTTTTCCTTCGATGGAATCGAGGGTCACATATTCTTTCAGCTTGCTGTTCTTTTGCTGAACGAGGTGTTTCCAGTTAGAATCAAACTGGGTGGTGAAGTGATTGGGGATGTTCGTCAGAACTCCGTTTAGATCGGGCATTTGGTCTCCTTTGGTTTTTGGTGAGTTGGTATCAGTCGAAACTGATGGTTGCTCCCTGTCCTTGCCGGTTGTCCTTGCGGATCGTCGGATCGGGGTTTGGGAGCAGATTCACAAAGGAGTTGTCTGCTCTGACGAAGGTGACATTACCGCCGATGCGGTATCAGTCAAAACTTTTTTTCAAAAAAAATAGCGGGGCCGAGACTCGAACTCGGAATTCCAGATTATGAAACTGGTGTTATACCTTTTCACTACCCCGCAGTTTTTAGCCCTGCTTGAGCAGGGAGGTGACAAGCGCAGCGGCCTCGCGGTCGCCTTCCATGTAGCGTTTGTGCCAAGTGTTGTCTGGGTTTCCCATGATGTCCTTGGCGCGTGCTGCGCCGGTCATAAACTCCGTGCCGCCCATCGAGCGACCGACCTTGTCCTCGCTCATCATCTGGGCCATGCGAACAAAGCCACGCACGACCTCCGGGTCGCTGAACCCGTGTGAATTTGAATCCACGCCAGCGAGCTTCGCGGCCTGCTTGGCGAGTCCGATGTTCTTTCCGAAATCATTTCCCCATTCTTTTTGGAGGCTTTGCACGGCCTCGGTGCGCTGCTTCTCAAAGGTGGCTTGAATCGCCTCCATCTTGAACATCTCGGTCTTCGCATGCTGGGCGACGAGTTCCTTCATGGCCGATGGCGGGATGCCGTGCTTGTGCGCGATCTCGGCATACGGCTTCGCCATGTCGTCGCTCCATGTCATCCCTTCCGGGAGGGAGTCTGGAGCGAACTTGTATTCCTCCAGCGAGTCCGGCACGCCCATGGCGCGGCGGAAGGCGGCGACCTCTTCGGGTGAGGAATTCTCATTCGGCACACCGAGTTTTTTCCCGATGAGGGCATTCGCATTCCCAAGCGCCTTGACCAAATCGGGAACGCTTTTGAAATTTTTGACGGAGTTTTTATAGGCAGCGGAATCCTCTGGCAGGGCATCGAGCCACTTGTCTCCAAATGTGCCGTCCGGGTTCACCCAGCCGGTCGAGGGAGTTGAGGGTTGCGTGGAGGTGTCCGCAGCGGGCTGCGCCTGTGCATCTGGAGATGCGCTTGTGTTATCGGCTGCGGCGAGAAGCGAGGTCTCGCCGGAGGTGTCGATGGTGTCTTCCATAAATAGTATCAGTCAAAACTGCGCGTCACACTTGATGCGGGTGGTAACCGAGATGGGTCGAGCGACCGGCGTAGGTGCGCTGGAATTCCTCTGGCTCGTAGTCGCGGAGCCACTCGACAAGTTCGATGGTCTTGTCGCCCAGCATGGGGTCCATTTCGGGGCGCGGCGGGATGTCTTGTTTGGGTTTGGGTTTGCTCATTTTTTGACTTTGCGTTTGGGAGTCTCGATGTCGCCGTCCGCGATGACCGGCCTGCGGAGGATCGCTTCGATGTGAAGGATCACGCCGCGCTGGCCGTCCCGGAGGGCGGCGACCACGGGATTGAAATCATAACCAGGCAGGAAGACCTGTGAGTCGGTGGCGAACTGCGTCTTGAGATCGGCGATGACCGCAGCGCCTTCCTTGGAGGCAAAAACACGGTGGTAGGCATTGGTGATCTTCTGGCGCTCACGCTCGCGCCGGAGGGCAGCGGCTTTGTCTTCGGGAGCCATCATGCGGTCATGCCGGGGAGCATCTGGGCGAGGGCGGAATCCTGACGCACGCTGCCAGCCTTGCCGAGGGCG